CAGAGCGGGAATTACTCCACGCGACTATCAGTACCGTGCGGTCTATGAAGCGATAAAAAATAACCGCAAACTACTTCTTTCTCCTACGGGTTCTGGGAAGTCTCTGATGATCTATTCCCTCGTCAGATACTATACTGCTACCGACAAGAAGACGCTCATCATCGTCCCTACTACGTCCTTGGTAGAACAGATGGTCAATGACTTTAATGACTACGGATGGAATGCTGACGACCATGTGCATAAGATATATTCGGGCAAGGATAAGAATACGGATAAACCAATTATTATTTCAACCTGGCAGTCAATCTACAAGTTTCCCAAAAGATACTTTGATGATATTGACTGTGTTATCGGTGATGAGGCACACCTATTTAAGTCGAAATCCCTCACAGGAATCATGACAAAGTTGCATAACGCAAAGTATCGCTTTGGATTCACTGGTACTCTAGACGGAACCAAGACTCATAAGTGGGTGCTTGAGGGATTGTTTGGCAACTGTGAGCGTGTGACTAAAACAGATGATTTAATCAGAGAAGGATATCTTAGCAAGTTTAGAATCAAAGTGTTGTTGTGTAAGCACGCTCCGCAATACTTTGAATCATATCATGATGAGATGGAGTATCTTGTAGAACATCGTGGTAGAAATAATCTGATTAAAAATTTAGTTAATGATATGGAAGGCAACACTCTTGTGTTGTTCAACTATATCGAGAAGCATGGGGAACCACTTTTTGATTTGATAAATAGCACCATAGACCCCGAACGAAAACTATTTTTTGTTCATGGTGGTACTGATGTAGAAGACAGAGAACAGGTACGGCAGATTACTGAGACAGAGAATAATGCAATTATTCTTGCATCTTACGGCACATTTTCTACAGGCATCAACATCAAACGACTACACAATATTATCTTTGCATCCCCAAGTAAGTCGCGCATCCGCAACCTCCAGTCCATCGGACGTGTCCTCAGGAAAGGCGAAGGCAAAGACATTGCAACCTTGTATGACATCGCTGACGACATTGGCGGGCAGAACTACACCCTTCGTCATTTGAATGAAAGAGTTAACATTTACAATGAAGAGAACTTTAAGTATGAGGTTATAAAAGTAAACCTTAGAGCAAATTAAATATGGAAGAAGAATTCTATGCAACAATAAAATTATTATCAGGCGAAGAATTAGTATCTAAAATTTGTTATCTTCCTGACGAAGATAAAATTATGTTGGAGCGTCCTCTTATTGTAGAGAATGCAAAACAAAGAAAAGGATCACTAGAGGTTACAGGATTTGCATTGAAAGAATGGATCAGTGCAACGTTTGAAGACATGTTCGTGATCAAAAGAGATCACGTACTTACTATGTCTGAGGTTGAGGGAGAGATTGTAGATTTCTATGAAAAAACCCTCACCCGACTAGAGAGCGGAAAATCGCTAGCAGGAAGAGGGAATAAATTACCTAGAGGATCTGGGTATCTAGGTTCAGTAAAAGAGATGAAGAAAACTCTAGAAGATCTATTTAATAAAAGCTAATAGCTACTACTTCTCTTGAACCCTGACAGAGTTATCCTACTGAGGTTCTGAGGATTTGTCAACCCCCTTTGACAGATCACTGACACAGTGGTATACTTTACACATGATATGTGAGTTAAATCGTGGCATACACAGTAATGGCAAAAAGAAAACAAACAGAGTATTACGTCAACAATAAAGAGTTTCTCGCTGCCATCACTGAGTATCGCAGCAAGGTTCATGCAGCAAAGGAACTGGGTAAACCACGTCCTCGTGTTACAAACTACCTTGGTGAGTGCTTTCTAAAGATTGCTACACACCTATCATATAAACCTAACTTCGTCAACTACATGTTCAGAGAGGACATGATCTGTGATGGTATTGAGAATTGCCTGCAGTACATTGACAACTTCGATCCTGAAAAATCCAAGAACCCGTTTGCTTACTTCACACAAATCATTTACTACGCTTTCCTCCGCCGTATTCAAAAAGAGAAAAAGCAACTAGAGATTAAACAAAGAGTTCTTGAGAAGTCTGGGTATGATGAAGTTATGCACACTGACTCATATGATGGTAGTATGTCTGGTATGAACGCATCCTATTCTGATATGGGCAGTATCAAAGAAAATATTGAAACAAGAATGAATCGATGAGTGAACACCCTGAAATTGCTGAACATGAATGGTACACAACCCCATATGGAGATTTCCGAATTGAACAAAGACGCTTTGGAACGTGGACTAGCTTTAGTAAGGATGGCACGGCACTCATCACAGGCGGTACGCGGGAAGCTGTCCTTCTCGGAACGGGATTCCACTTGGAAGGTGTCGCTACTAACTGGGCAAACTGTACAACATCCAAACAATTTGATGGAACCGTTGGAGGTAAATTATGAAACCCACTGAAAATTATGAACAACTGCTTGAGCGTTTTACAAAGCGAGTCGGTCAACTACATGACAGACAGCAAGAACTGCAAGAAGCGTATTATGAATATCAACGTATTGAGAGAGATCTGATTAGACTAGAAGGATCTTTGCAAGCAGTAGAATACCTAGCGTATGGCACACTGCCTGGCGATGGTAATCATGATGGCATGAAGGATCATAAACCACAATGAAGATTGCAATCATTACAGACCAACACCTAGATGGTCGCAAAGGTTCTCTTGCATTCTGGAACTACTTCCAGAAATTCTATGATGAAGTATTTTTTCCAACGCTTGAGAAAGAAGGTATCAGCGTCGTCTTTGATCTGGGCGACACATTTGATAATCGAAAGTCTATGGACTTTAATACTTTTCACCGTGTGCGTGAAAATTATTTCGAGAGACTGAAACCATACGAAGTTCACATGCTGCTGGGCAACCACTGCACGTATTACAAGAACACCAATCGTATCAACTCTCCAGAACTTCTTCTAGAGCAGTATGAAAATATCAAAATCTATTCTAAACCCAAACAAATCCGTATGGGTAAGAAAGTATTTTTGATGTTGCCTTGGATCAATAAAGAAAACCAGGAAGAGATCTTTGAATTGCTTGAGACAAGCGAAGCAGATATCTGCTGTGGTCATCTAGAACTCAATGGGTTTGAGGTGACACCTGGCATGAGAATGGATCATGGAATGGATGCAGGAAAATTCCATCGCTTCCAACGTGTATGGTCTGGACATTATCATCATAAGTCTAAGAAGGGTAATGTTCAATACCTTGGCAACCCTTACCAGATGTATTGGAATGATTATAAAGACCGCCGTGGATTCCATATCTACGATACTGAAAGTGATAAACTTAAGTTTGTCGCAAATCCCTATGAGATCTTCGACAAAATCTTCTATGACGACGCAAGTGTGGACTACAACAAACAAGATGTGTCTGGTTATAAGGACAAGTACATCAAGATCGTCGTTGAAGAAAAGCGGGACTACCAGATGTTTGAAACACTGGTTGATCGTCTTTACAACGTAGGTGTTCACGATGTTAAGATTGTAGAAACACTTGTCGAAGAAGATACTGCAGACATTGATATCTCTACAAAAGATACATTGACTTTACTCAATGAGTATATTGATGAGGTAGAGATGTCCGTAGATAAGTCAGATTTAAAGGGTCTGATGAGATCTCTATATATTGAAAGTTGCAACGTTGCGTGAGATGTTTATCGTAACCTTAGAAGATCACCCTGACGGCGTATATTCTGTCTTTGATGACGACGAAGACAGGGTGATTCCTATCTTTGAGGAAGAAGATGACGCTCTTCGCTATCACATGATGCTAGAGGATGATGAAGATTATCCACCCATGCAGATTGTGGAAGTTGACGATCATGTTATAATTACAGCATGTCAAGAACGAGGACACAAGTTCTCTATCATTACCCCTGACGATTTTTTGATACCCCCTGACGATCCCGAAGAATGATTATTTTTAAAAAAATCCGCTGGAAGAATTTTCTATCAACGGGTAATGTATTCAGTGAAGTTGATCTGCAAACAGCAAAAACTAATCTAATCATCGGTAGCAACGGCGCAGGTAAGAGTACCATCTTGGATGCTCTTACCTTTTCTTTGTTTGGAAAACCATTCCGTAAGATCAACAAACCCATGTTGGTCAATAGTATCAATGAGAAAGATTGTCTTACTGAAATCGAGTTTAGTGTAGGTCGCAGAGAATACAAAGTAATTCGTGGTGTCAAACCAAACAAGTTTGAGATCTACTGCAATGGTCAGTTGTGGAACCAGGAGAGCACACTGGTAGAACAGCAGAAGAACTTTGAGGCGAACGTCCTCAAGATGAACTACAAGTCATTCACACAGATCGTGGTGTTGGGATCCTCCACGTTTGTACCGTTCATGCGTCTGCCACTAGCACAACGTCGAGAGATCATCGAAGACATTCTTGATATCCAAGTGTTCTCTACAATGAATGTCCTGCTCAAGGATAAGGTCAGGGAGAACAATGAAGAGATCAAGACACTAGACTATCAGATTCATCTCCTTGACGAGAAGATTGATCTTCAGAAGAAGTACATGCTGGAACTGGAGAAGAAAACCAAGGAGGAGATCACCCGTAAAGAGAACAAGATCTCTGAATTGTTACAGAATGAAAACGAATTTCATAATGAAATTGCGCGTCTCTCTTCTGAAGTACAAAAACATTCTGAAGATATGAAGGAGGTAGCAAATAGTACAACAAAGTTAAAGAAGTTAAACACTTTTCTTCTTAAAATTCAATCTAAGTTAAACAACTGTAAGAAAGAACACGATTTCTTTGCTGATAATCATGTCTGTCCTACCTGTACACAGGAGTTAGATGAAGATTTTAGACAAGAAAAGATAAACGAGGGTGCTGACCAGTTAAATAAAATGAATACTGGCGTCGAAGATCTTCTGCTGGAGATAGCAAAAGAAGAAGAACGCGAGCATAAGTTTACTAAATTGTCTGATCAAGTCATGCAGTTGAATGCATCGATCAGTCAATCTAACTTTTCGATCACATCTATCAAGAAGAACATCTCTGATATTGAGGTAGAGATCAAAGAGTTGCAGGGAACCAACCCAGACAAGAAAGCAGAGTTTGTCAAACTTGAAGGTCTTGTTAAGAATAAAAAACAATTGAGTGGTACGCTTGCTGAAAACAAGAAGGACCGTGATACACTGACTGTGGCATCGCAGTTGCTTAAAGACAACGGGATCAAGACTAGGATCATTAAGACCTATCTCCCAGCGATGAACCAACTCATCAATCAGTATCTCCAACGTATGGATTTTTATGTCAATTTTACGTTGGATGAGAACTTTGAGGAGATAATCAAATCTAGATACCGTGATGTCTTTTCTTATGATAGTTTCAGTGAAGGAGAAAAATCTCGTATTGATATCGCTCTTCTGCTTACTTGGCGTAGCATTGCTAAGCTCAAGAATTCTGTGGATACTAACCTCTTGATTCTGGATGAGATCTTTGATAGTTCACTCGATCAGCAAGGTGGTATGGATCTTAGTTGGATCATCCGTAATTTCGATGATAACTCTAACGTTTATGTTATCAGTCATAGAGAAAATTTAGATGGAAAATTTGAGAGAACACTCACTGCGGTGAAGGAGAAGAACTTCTCTGTCATCCAGGAGACAGTTTCGGAACTGGACTGAGGTGCCTACGGGCACCTCTTTTTTTGTATATACTATGTTCATCAACGCAACAGGGACATGAACCAAGAGATCAAAGGCAACCTGGCACGACTGCTCGCTACTGAGAACCTGATTGTAGAGCATCGCAATACCACCACAGCATCCTTTGACGTGGATCGTCGCATCCTGACCCTGCCTAACTGGGACCGTGCTAGCAGCATTGTGTATGACATGCTCGTCGGTCATGAGGTTGGTCATGCTCTCTTTACTCCTAACGAAGACTGGCGTGAGATTGCTGACTGCCCTAAGGACTTTGTAAACGTTGTTGAGGATGCTCGCATCGAGAAACTGATGAAGCGTAAGTATCCTGGTCTGCGTAAGTCTTTTGCTGGTGGTTATAAAGAACTGAATGATCAAGACTTCTTTGGTATTGCTGATGAAGATCTCAGCAAACTGAGTCTGATTGATCGTATCAACCTACACTTCAAGGTTGGTTCTAGTGCCATGATCCCCTTCTCTATTGAGGAGCAGGTGTTCGTTGCTCGCACTGATGTCGCTGAGACTTTTGATGAAGTCTGTCAGATTGCTGTCGATGTGTATGAGTTTTCTAAGCAAGAGAACGTTGTTGAACAAACTCCTGAGTTCCAACCACCAGGGTCTGCTGAGTCTGAAACCGAAAGTGTCGATGACGAACAATCTGAGCAGCAAAATAACTCCATGGCAGGTATCAACAATGCTGGTCCAATTGAAGGACCTGAAAAACAAGAAGACGAGGAAGAAGAGGAAGAAGATGTAGAAGGTCCTTCTGGTGGAAATACGTCTCAAACCCAACGTTCGTTTGATTCAT